ACGCGATAAACCGTATGCGGTACGCCTCACGCTCTGCAGAGTTCATGAACTCCCAGGCGAAGTCCTCCTCTTTCGGGCCTCCGTCGCATTGCCCGTAGCGATACCAGCCACCCACGCGCAGCCCTGAGTACATCAGGTTGCGTTTGATGACTCCGACGCCGAGGGTTTCCAGCATCTCGCGGAACAGCTCATCGGCTTCGGCTCGGCTGACCTGCTGAGAGCAATAAATCCAATCGTGAATGACGCCTGCGGCCCGATGGTCGATGCCGTCAAACAGCGGATCGACCAGCCAAGGAATGCTCGCCAGATCGGTGATGAACCAGCGAGGCACCGTGAATTCCCGACCGTCGCGCGCGTGGTAGCGGAACGGCTCCAGTAGCACCCACTCGCCCGGCTTGTAGGCGCGCAGGTCCAGCGCGCCGGAGAACCATGGCTTACTCATAGCACTCGACCCTTACGCGATGCGGGGCCGTCCGCGTATCCATCACGGCACGGTATGCCGCACGATCTGCGGCAGGCTTGCCGCAGTAGTAGGAGGCGAGCGAGGCGGCGCAGCCTTGGAGGGTGAGCAGCAGGCAGGCGATAGCGATCAGGCGCATCATTTCCGGCCCCCATGCTCAATCGAGAAGTGGTTACCGTCGTTGAATCTCCCGCCCCATGCGCCGCCGATGGACTCCCAGAACTCGCCTAGCTCCCGATAGTCCTCGCTTGCGGTCATGTACTTGCCGCCTTTGAACAGGTTGAAATCGACTGCCAGCCGCTCCTTGTGCAGCGAAACCGCTGAGCTGTAGGACTTCTTTTCGCCCACAGCGCCGTGCACACGCGGGTCGCGGTAGGCATCGCCGAAGGTCAGCTCATAGCCATTGGCATAGGCGAATTCGATCAGCTGCCCGATCATGCGGGTGAACTGCCGCTGCTTTGATCCGAGGGTCATACTTTTCTCCAGGCAAAGAAAAACCCGCCGAAGCGGGTCTGGGTGTCGCGGATTGGTCAGCTCGGCCAGCCGGTGTCGATCATCCCCGCCGTCAGCGTGCCCGCGTCGAGTTCGGCCAGCAGCGCCGCCTCGCGGTCGAAACATGCCTGCACATGGGCGCGCACGGTGTCGGCTACGGCTGTCAGCTGCTCGGCATTCAGCTCGACAAACCCGCCCGCAGTTTTCCATCGGCAGACGTAGGCCGGGTCGCGCATGGCTGCCAGGGCGGCGCCGGTAATCAGCGCCTGACTGTCTCGGTCGGTAGCCATGAGGATGCCGCCAACGTCGATACCTGCTACCTCCGCCTGCCAGCGGCGGGCTGCGATCTGCTGGGCCATTTCTTCGCGGCGCTGGGCTTCATGCTCGGCGATTTCCTCGGCCGACCACGGCACCACCTCACGCACCACGACCACGACGCGGCGCTCAGGATCAACCGTCAGCGCCTCGGCACCGTAACGCTCGAACTCGCCCAGAGCTGGCGACTGATCGTCCTCGGGCCACCAGGCGCAGTCGGAGACGCCTAGCTGCGGATCGGTCCACGACAGGTCGGCGAGGGATTCGGGGGCGAGGCCGGAGAGGAACGAAGGGATGGGCTCGCGGGTGGCGAGGCCGTTCTGAATTTTCACCATAGTTCGATCCTCACTACGCCGCTGCCACCGTTACCTCCAACACCGTAACCTCCACCACCGCCACCACCGCCTTGGCCGCCGTGGCCGCCGATCCAATTGCCGCTGCCGTAACTCGTCGCGTTTCCGCCTGGCAGACCAATAGGGTTGCGCTCATACGCGCTGGTGCCGGGCGCCATCGCCCCGCTATTAGTTGCGAACATACCGCCAACCGAACCAGCCCCACCTCCGCCTCCTGCTGGCTGGCTCGATGTTGTGTTTCTGGTTGATCCACCACCACCGCCGCCGTGATTTACACCTGGCTGCGCTTGGCCCGTTGTGCCCGATACATACCCAAAACCACCTGCGCCGCCGTCGCCATCGTATCCGGCCCCGCCGCCGCCGCCGCCGGATTTGTTCGTGGACGACCAGTTTCCGCCAGCGCCACCGGTAAAATTATCCAATCCACCCGCGCCAACGCCGCCAACTCCACCAGAAGCGCTATTGTTTATATACAGCCCGCCCTGGCCGCCTGTCGCAGAAAGAGCATTCCCAAGAAATGACGCGAGTGACGTGCCGCCCGCATAACCGCCTCCCCCGTTGTCTATGCTGGATGCAGCTCCTGGCCCGCCGCCGCCTACTTGATATTCGATAGCAACGGACGCACCGCCCGGTATGTCAATGACGGCTGATCTTGAGCATCCACCACCGCCACCGCCACTCCCAATGGCAGCGCCACCACCCCCGCCGCCGACCACGGTGACTCGCAGTTTCTTGAACCCCCTCGGGGTTTGGTAGGTGCCGCTACCCGAAACGAGGTCGATCACCGCTGGAATGGTCGGCGCTGCGGCGGCACGCACCAACCCCAACGGATTCCCCAGCGGGTTCCCCAATGCTCGATCAGCCATATCAGTAATCCATCCAGTTGGCGGCGAACACGATGCCGCTGGCCAGGGCTACCTGCGAGCCAACATGTAGCTCGTCGCCTGCATCAAGGCGCAGCGGCGCCGAGTCAGTGACATTGCCAAACACGGTTTCAGGAATGGCTGTGGTGGCAGCCACGGTATGTGCCGCCATCAACTCGGAATCGATCAGCCGCAACGCGGGGTCGCCGGACTTCTTCACGAACATGACAAGCGAAGAGGCTGTCACGGTTGCTCGCGGAATCGCCGTGACGCGCGTGACAATACAGCCCTCTGGACCAGCCGTGAGCAGCGCGACAGTTCCAGTCGGCGTGTCGGTAGCCAGGCTGGCGACGGCAGCGGTAACCACAGCGGTCTGGATGCGGGCAGCTTGGGCGAATGGAGCGTCGTGTACTTTTGGCATTTTGATGTCCTTACATAAAAGAGAGAATGCGAGCCTGAGTGCGGGCACGGGTTACGCGGTTGATGTCGTCCAGCGTCACAACACCGGTCTCCCCGGCTACGCTGGTCACCGGCCCATCCGCAATGGACGCAAGCGCATCAGCCACAGCCTGGGCATCCGTTGCGACCTGCTGGGTGTCAGCGGCTACCTGCAGCGTGTTGGCGGCCACCTCATCAGCGCGGGCGACTACGGTTGCCGTGTTGCTGGCTACGATCGCGGTATTGGCGGCGACCTCTGCGCGGTCGGCCTCTGCTGCCGCCTCGCTCGCAGCTGCTGCCGTGGCGCTGGCGTCGGCGTCGATGGCGCGTTGATCCACGAATTCAGCGGAGGCGTTGAACTCGGCGACCATGCCGACCTGAGCCGCCACGAAGGCGTCGGCCTTGGCCGTGAAGTCGCTCGGCGCATCAGCCCGCGTCGGCGCAGGAGGTAGCGGTGTAATAACCGGTGCTGTCATTGGAAACTCCTAACCTCTAGGGTCATGTCGCAAAGCGCTGGATTGGCGATAACAGTCGCCAGGCGCTCGAACCGCCCAACGATGATGGTGGTGTCCATGCCGGCATCGCCGACGTAGAGGGATGGCTCGTCGCGCAGCCTTTCTAGCGTGCGCATGGCGGTGCCGATCTGATCTGTAGGGATGCGAAGGTCGAAATCGACGGTGCGGCGCGAGCCTCTAGGGACGAGCGTGACGTTGCCGAAGTCGTCCTCGGTCGTGCTGGTGTAGCTGACCAGGCCCAGCCCGGTGCCGTAGACCGCCATTCCGATCTCTAGCGCGCTTCCGAGAACCAGGGTGCCGACCTGCGCCGTGCCGCCCGGCGCAGAGACGATCACCTGCACGTCCGCGTTGCCGTAGGCCGGCAGGTCGAACATGGCAACGTTGTCCCGCCGCTCGAATGGCGCGAACCAGTAGTCGTACCAGCTGGTCACGCCGGTATCGGCCATCTGGACCGTTTTGTCGTAGACGGTGCCCTCCCCTGGCGCTGTCATCACGACGCGAACGCTAGTCCCGGCCACGCCGACGAGGCCGATGGCGTTAACCACCTGCCCCGGCCGGATCGTTAGATCGATCGACTCTGCGTTTGTCGTGTATTTACCGATCAGCCATTTGGTGCCTGCGCGTTTGTCGAACATTCGCCAGCGGTTGCATGCGCCGAGGTCGATCCATTTGAGCGGCGTCGTGGTCTCGGTGCCTGGCTCTAACGTATTGCTGTCAGCCACGCTCTCGTAAACGTGCAGGTTGTGCAGCACGGTTTGGCCCGTGCTGTACGTCCCAGCCGCCCATGCGGGCGCGTCATCGAGCGCGACGTTGCTGCTGAGCAGCGTTGTTGGCGTCACGGACGCCGGCCGCACTACTCTCATGCTGCCTCCGGTTGCGGTAGACCGATCTCGTTCATTTGGCGCACGCCGTAGGCGGTGCTCTCGGTGTATTTGGCAATGGCACCAAGAGCTGAGCGCAGGCCGGCAACCTCGCTACGCAGGGCGCGCAGCTCCTCGGTCGAGCCAGCGCCGCCCAGCATTGCCGCCGTCTGGCTGGCGTTGTAGATGCGCGATGGGCCGGTGACCTCCAGTTCCGGACCTTTCTCGCCGACGATCCGCAGACCGCCGCCGAACAGACCGCCAGAGGCGAACCCAGGAATACCGAGGCCCTTCAGGTACTCCTCGGCCGACTTCTTGGTAGCAGCAGATTCCGCGCTGTTCCCCAACGCCCCCTTGGCGATCGACGCAGCAATGTCCTGGTACGTCGCCTTTCCGCTCTGCAGCGCATTGGCCCAGAACGCAGCGCCGGCCTCGTCGCCCTCAGTTCCGCGACCGAGCACCGACTGGTAAATCGTGTCGATGATCGAGCGGTTGTTCTGTGGGGTGTTGGCCTGCGCCGCGCCCTTGGGAAGACCCTGCAGCGCAGCAACCACCGAGGCGTTCATTGCGGCAATTGCTGCCGCTACGCCCATGACCGAGTTGTCGATGCCGTTGAGCGCGTCGAGCTGCGCCTGGGCGAAAGCAAGCTGCTTATCGAGCGCAGACAGCTGCTGCTCGTACTTCTCCAGCATCCGTTGTTCAGTGCTGAGCTGCTTGCCGTTGACCTTCTCCAGTTCAGCGATCAGGTTCGCAGTCCTGCCCTGCTCCCGCTCGAAGTCCTCCAGCGAGCGATACAGCGACGTGTCCATGTTGGACGCAACGTCCAGCGCGTCCTGGAGCCCTGCATAGTCAGCCAGAGACCCGCCAGCTCGGGCGGTTACCAGCGCACTGTTGAGCGTCATCACCGCCTGAGCGCGCAGCATCCGCACGGTGTCGTCCGACGATCCGCGCAGACGCTTGAGCGCGGCATCGAGCGAATTGCTCACGCCGGTCAGCGCGTTGATTGCAGATGCCGTGCTGCTCGCCGCCCGCTGGATTTCCTGCTGCTGGTTGGCAATGGAGCGCTGCAGCGCCGCATAGGCAGAGCCGGCCGCACCGATCAGCGCAGCGCCCTGTTGCTCCAGAATGGAGTAGTACTGCGCAGCTTGGCCGGACAACGCCATCAGGGTGTTGAACAGCTCGCTCCCTGATTCGGTCGTGACATCAATCGCCTCGACCATCTCCCTGTACTCTGAACGGCTTTTGGCGATGGTAATGCCGGCATCGTCAAAGGTTTCGAGCAGCTGCTGCAGGGTTTTCTCCTGCTGCTCTGCCGCACTAAAGAACGCCCCGTAGTAGGTCGCCACATTGGCCGATAGCGCATCCATCCCGCCAGCAGCCTCTGCGATGCCGTTGGCCAGCTCCATGCTGTGCGCAGATAGGTCGAGCACGGCGACGTTGATCAGCTCAAGCGAATCATTGACACCCTCGAACACGTTGATGCGCCGGGTCAGCTCTTCGAGCGAATAGCCGAACCCGCCGACGCCCTTGTCGATCTCCGCGATCATGCGGTCGCCGGCAAACGCGAACCACTCTGCAATCGCCGAGCTGATTTCCTCCTCGGTTTTGCCCTTGGTGGAGATTTGCCGGCGGGCTATTTCCAGGCCGTCGTATGCACCTTCTGTAACCGATACGCCGATGCGGGCCAGGAGGTCGGATACGGTGCTCTCGGTGGCGTCGTAGGCGGCCTGGAACTGCGCGGCGGTTTCGGCGTCCAGCGCGCTGTAGCGGGTGCGCTTTTTGTCCGAACTGAACAGCCCGCCCTTTTTCTTCTGATATTCGTACTGTTGGCCGAGGAAATCGCCATTTTCCACGCTGAACGCCAGGCCCACATCCTTGGTCTGCCATTTGCCGCCGAACACTGAGCCGCCCAGAGCACTGCCGAGCGCCCCGCCGATGATCCCGCCAATGCCCGGCAGCAGGATATTGCCCAGCGTGGCGCCACCCCAGGCGCCAAGCCCGCCAGTTGCTGCGCCTTTGAGCCCCGCCTGGCTGTACCCATAGAGCGCGCCGCCGATGCCAGCAAGCCCACCGATTGCGCCGTTCAGCGCGCCCGACGAGAGCTGATAGCTCAGCGGGGCATAGGTCATGCCGCCGCCGTTGAGCAGCGTCCCGATGACCTGCCCAGCGCCGGCATTGATGCCGGAGAGTGCGCCGCCGTAGTAACCGCCGACGCCCTGGATGCCACCCATGAGGCCGCCAGACTGCCAGCCAGCCAGCGCTGCAGGGCCAACTCCTGTTATGGCGCTGTAGGCGGTCTGACCGTATTGCAACAGGCTGCCGACACCGATACCGCCGCCCGAGCCGCCACCCATCATGGCAGTCGCCTGCCCTGCAGCCCCGCCAATCCCCAGCGCCGCGCCAATCTGCATCACGATTGGCCGGGTAATGGCCATGTGAGCCAGCTCGGCCAGCATCTGCTTGAAGGCATTGGTGAGGCTGTCGCGGAACGAGGAGAACCCGTCCCCGATGTTTCGCCAGGCGTCAGCGAATGCGCTGTCAACGCGCTCAAGAGAGGACTCGGTCCAGCGAGCCCATTCGGACGTGACGCCGCGGTTGGCGTCGTACTGGCGGCCAAGTTCGGCCATCAGCTCTGCATGACGCTCAGCGGTGATTTCGCCGCGCGACAAGGCATCATTCAGCCGCTGTTGGTCAATTTGGTACTGCTTGGTGGCCTTGCCTACGGGGTCAAGCTGGTCTTCGAGGCGCTGGAGTTCCTTTCTGTACTCCTCGATGGCGTCGGCCGGGCCCGTTGCGTCGGCGCCCTCCATTGCGAAGTTGAGGCGGTCTACGGCCTTGGCTAGCTGGTCGCCAGAGAGGTACTTCTTGAGCAGGTCGATCTGCTTGTTGTATTCGCGTTGAGCGGCTTCGGCTGGGTACAACGAGTCGTAGAGAGCCTTGAATGCTCGCGCTTGCTCGTCTGTCGCCTTAGCTACGCCTTTCCCGGCGTTCAGTGCAGCATTGGCGCGGTCAATAACTGCAGCAGCGGCCAGAGCCTCTTGCTTCGCTGTTTCGGAGAGGACGCCTGCGTAGCCCTTCTCGATTGCAATCTGGGTCTTCTGAACCTCGGTCAGCTTCCCAGAAAGGTCGGCCCGGCGCTGCAGGCTGGCAAGGAAGCTCTGCCCCTCTTTGTCGGTCTCGCTTGCAGCTTCGCGATTGCCTTTCCAGGCGTTCGTGTTCTGCTCAATGCGCGCATTCAGGTCGCGCATTTTTGCTTCTTGCGTGGCAAGCTCTTGGTTGACAGTAGACAGATTGCCCTTGGCGTCAACAAGCGACCGATTCCACTCTTCGACCTTTGCGCTGCCAGGGTGGCGATCCAGCTGAGCGTTGAGATACTCGATCTGCGCTGCGTAGTTCCGAGCCTCATCCTTTGCAGCCTGATAAGGCTCTTCCATCCGCTGCAGGACCTGTTTCGCCTGCGCGGCGTCAAGATCCTCGACGGCGCGAGTCAGCAGATTGGTTTCTTCGCGCAGAGCGATAGATTTACGCGCAGCCTCTTCTGCGCCGTCGCCCCAATCGACAAAGGAAAGCGCAACTGCGCCGGCAGTCACGGCAAGGCCGGCCCACCCACCAGCAAGCCCGAGCACTGTCCGGCCAAGCCCTACGGACGCAGACTGCGCCGCCGCAAGACGCTTCTGTGCGGCTTCTTGTGCTGCGAGCGCGGCAGTAACCTGCCCTGTTGACGCTGTCAGGCCAACGTTGGCGCGAGCTAGCGCAACTGCGGCTGTAGCCGAAGCAACTTGCGCTTGAGCAAGTTTCAACTCCTCAGCAGCCTGCCGCCCTGCAGCAATCGTCTGCGCAACGGACGCAGCTGTGCTTTTGGCTGTGACGGTGGCGTATCTGGCGACCGCAGCAACAGCAACACCGCCAAGGGTAGTCGCGATGAGATCGATGTTCTCCGTCACACCATCCAGCGCCCCGGAGAGCAGGCGCGACGAGGCCGTGACTTTGGAGCTTTCGCCAAGATAGGCAGACAGGTTGTTGCTGGCCCGCACGATCGCATCATTGAGCGTCGTGCCCATGCCGTCAGCGAGCTTTTGGTTCTGCTCGACGGTTTGGCGCAGGCCTTCGTTCAGGTCAGCCAGCGACAGCTTACCGGTGATGCCGAGCTGGCGGATCTCCTCAGCAGACTTGCCGAGCGATCCCGACAGCGTGTCGACAACTGACGGCATCGCAGCGATGAGCGATTGCCAGCTGTCTACCTCGATGCGGCCAGACTGGATCGACTTTGAGTAAGCATCGATGGCATTCGACGCCTTATCAGCGGACGCAGCATTGGTAACGAGCAGGTAGCTGAAGCTGTCGGTGATATCCAGTGCATCGCTGGTCTGGTAGCCAAGAGAGCGAATGGCGTCAGCGGTGCGGATGTAGAGTTCTTGGGCCTCGGCCAGCGGGCGATAGGTACGGTTTGCCGATTGCAGCAGGCGCTCCTGCACCATCCGATATTCTTCGGTGGATGCGGTCGCCATCTTGATTCGGTCGGCCATCTGGCCGTAGTTGTCCGAAATGTCGATGATGCCCTTGATGCTCATGCCGGCAGTTAGGCCGGCGAGCGTGGCGCCAAGCTTGGACATTGAGCCGGACAGGGACGAGGCGGTCCGATCAACGGACGCAAGCTCCCTGGCGTTCTCGCGGGCAGCTACGGAGTTGCGCTCAAGAGCGGTACCCGCCTGGGAGGCCGCTCCTGCCACGCCGCCGACCTTTCCGGCGGCCTGCTGGTACGCATCGCCAACGCCTTTTGCGGCCTGCTCGGCCTTGGCGCCTTTGGCGCCCAAGCGCTCCAGGTCATTCTCTGCGCGGGCGACATCGCTGGTGTCGATCTGAATCGCTAGGCTGGCGATGTCTACCATTACTTTTCTCCAGGCAATAAAAAACCGCCCGTAGGCGGTTTGCGTGTTCGGCGCGATCTACCTGTCGCAGATCGCGTCTATGAGGATCATCGAGCTCGCGTCGCTCCCGGCTCGAAATACGTTATCGCTAGTTGAATAAATGAACGGCTCATACCCTGCGTAAGCCCCGTAGGAGTTTTTTGCATTGAAAAAACCGCAGATGACAACCGATTTCCCGTCGAGCGACGACGAGGCCATCAGGGCTTTGTATTTCGCTGATCCTGCATCCTTTAAAGCCATTTCGGCGGCTTGCTTTAGCTTCGACACTTCGCGCCCGCTCGGATCGCGCCATTCGACTGCATAAGCACTCACGGCGAAGGCCGCCAGCGCAGCAGCCAATAGACCTCGAATCATCCCCACCCCTCCCTTTCAGAAAGGGCTGACTGTAGCAAATTGCCAGCGGTTCGGCTTAATGCTGCGATGGGTGGATGGATGCTCAGTTCCGTTGATGGTGGCGCGGTGATAGCGTGCAGGCTTTTGCTAGGGAGAGCGGCTGTGTCCTCGATTGTTTTTGATGTAGGCCCAGGCGGCGCACTTGTTGCCGTAGACACGATGTGCACTGACGCGGACGGCAGCTTCCGCTACCACGTCTCGAAAGCCTTCGCTGTACCGCATCTAAACCTTGTTGTGGCCGTCACTGGCTGGCTTGATCTGGCCGAGCGATTCGTTGCCGCGCTCAACCACTGCGGCTTCGTCGAGCATGACGAAGTAGCGATGCACGCGAGCGATATCCTCGCTGAAATCTGGGAAGACCGGCATGCAGGCCTTGGCGAGCCCTCTGCTGGGCCCAATCCAGATATCGCCACTTCCACGATTTTCCAATTTGGCTACTCCGCTAGTCGTGGTGCGTTTGAGGTTGTCCAGTACGCATCGGGCGACGACTTCCGCCCGCAGCGAGCCACCGACGTTGCCGCGCACAAGCCTCCGGCGCCGCTGGTAGGGGAGCCGGAGCAAGGCGATGCCGAGATCGTCAGAATCATGCGCAGCCAGAGATTGCACGAGCAGCGCAAGCCGCCCGAAAGCAGGGTTCACATTGGCGGCAGCATCCTGGTCTTTGTCATCGACCATCGCGGCATCGCCATACAGCGCATCCACACGTTCGACTGACTACTTCGACCGCATCACCTCAAGCGCTGCGATTTCCATCACGCGCACCCCGGCAAAGACTTCGGTCTGGTCGCGCTTCTTGATGCCCTGCAAGCGCATGACTGGCTCAAGGGCTGAGTAGTCCAGCCCGGTAGCTCCGGACATGCCCGTGCGCCACTGCGTCTGCATGGCGGCGAATACCTCGAAGGCGTCCCAGTTGTCAGGCCAGACTTCGACTTCTACCTCGAAGTCCTCAGCCGTGAACCCGAACGCCTCCATTTCGTCGTCAGCGGCCGCACCCTGGTACAAGGCGCGAGCCGCGGCGATCAGTTTCCCCGGCGTGCCTGGGTGATCTCTGTGATGTAGGTGCCGAAGATCTCACGCGGGGCGCCTGCGAAGTTCTGGCAGAGCAGCTCGATCGACTCTTTGCCGAACGGGTCATCCAGCTCCCAGCCCGCCAGGATGTCTTCCATCAGGTCAACGTCCTTGCGCTTCTCGATGCCCTTCATCAGCTCGGCCAGCTGGTCGCGGGTGCGGTGCTTGAACTCGAAGCTCAGCTCGACGCTTTCTCCGCCGTGAACCGGGATTGCCACTTTGGCCTTGAAGGTGGGCGCTACAGCGAGTTTGAATTTAGCCATGGTGTGTTTCCTCTTCGGGGATTCGATAAAAAAGAGGGCGCCAGACCGTCTCTGGCGCCCTTTGCAGTAGGTTTTGCGAGATGGCTGTCAGTTAGGCCGCGTAGCGGGTCGGACGCGACAGCAGCGAGAACGAGCTGTTCACGGTGTCGACTTGGCCTTTGTTCTTGGTCGGCGTTTCGTTCAGCGAGACGTAGCCGTAGTAGTAGATTTTCGAGCCGTTCTTGTTCTGCATCATCAGCGGGCGGATGGCGCGAGCGTCGGCAGCTTTCTTCAGGGCCTGATAGCCGGCCAGGGTCGGGTCGTCGCCAATCTCCATAGAGATGGACTGAGCCGAGTACATGGTCGGAATCTGGATCTCGAAGTCGGATTCGAGCGGACTCACGGTTGCGAACTGCTGCTCGCCGCCCGAAGTGCTGATGCCGATGATCTGGCTGACCTGGGTGAAGGCGGTCACCTTCATCGCGGTACCGCCAGAGGTGCCGACCGGGAAAGCGCTGGTGTCGCTGGTGTCCAGGCCTTCCAGCTCGAAGGTGCCGGAAGCAGCAGCGGCCACGCGGAACACGCGCTCGTTGGCGCGCTGCCAGCCGGTCTTGAGAACGATGATGTCGCCGTTGGCAAAGCCGTGACCGGAAGCGGTCGCGACAGCGGTTGCGGCATTGCTGATGCTGGTCACAGCGACCGGCGTGCCGAAGGTGGTGCCGAGGT